CACCCAACCAAATTAGGAGAGCTTCACCGCTCGGCTCAATGCACCGGGCTGTCGCAAATCGAAGTCAAAGAAACGATTGACGTGCAATGCAATTTGTGCAGTGCCTGCGTCGCTGTACGGGTCAACCAGCAAATCAATGCCACCGAAGTAGGCCAAGATTCCGCCCTGTTGGAAGTTACCGAAAATCATTCGGCCACCTGCTCCAGTTGCGTCAAGCGTGTCATTCACCAAGTAAGGTGTGGCCACTGCATTATACATGTTGAATTGGCCATTCTCCCACAATGGAGTGACGCCAGCAACCTGTGCAACGGACTTCGAAAGCAAGTAAGCCTGTGGACTCATAACGTACGAAGCGCCTCCGAGGTTTCCACCTGCTGCAAGCACTGCGGCCTCCATTGCGTTTGCAACGGTTGCAGACAAAGCAGCGTCGGCAGTGTTGTAAACATCTACGTCAGTCGATGCCATGATAGTATCAAAAGCATAGTCGTCTACATAGGCGTTCATTGCTGCGGCCAACTCGTTAGCAATAAGCGCATCCACTTCACCACCGCCCTGCAAAATCAATTGCTTGCTGTACTTGGTGTTAGCTGCAACACGCTGCGGCGTCAAGCTCACTTGGTCCATGTCCAAGCCTGAAGCTGCATCGGCTGAAACTTCTGTTTCGTCTGTGCCTGTGGCCTTTGTGCTTACGCGTGGAAACTGCAAGTTGCCTGTAGCGTTACGAATTACTGTTGTGCCGAGTCCTTCCAATACGGTAGGGGCGCGCAGTGCTTCGATTGCAGCAGGTACAACAGTTGGGACGAATCCCGCTCCTGCTTCGCCGGTTCCTGCTTGGAAGTCGTCAGCAGTACGCAAAGCCACTGAAGGGATTGCAATCTGTCCAGTCATCTGTAGGCCTTGGCTTCGTGCTTCCTTGCTGGCTTCACTTGCCCATTCTGCTTCTGCACCTTCCAAGTTTCGGCCGTTTGCAACGGCAGCTACTGCACGGCTCAAGCTGAAAGAACCGTTCACGCGCTCAACCTCGCGTTGCTCTGATGCTCCAGCTGTTCCGCTGTGCGCCATGCGTGCAACCATATCCTGCTCGCGTGTTTTGTGCTTAATCTTTACATCAAGATCCTGCACCATGTTGTCAAGCTTATCGCATCGCTCTTGCTCTGCTTCTGTAAGTACGCGGCCTTCTGAGTCCGCCTTTTGGCCAATGGCTACGAATTCTTCGTAGTTCGCATTGCGCTGGCCTTTCAAATCGTTTAAAGTCATCTTAGTAATGTTTTGCGTAAAGTTACGCGGTTCTGTTTTTATTGCTTCAGGTTCTGCGCGCTTCTCCTCTACGGGTTCAACTGCTACCTGTTCGTCTTTCAATTCCTCCACTTCCTGCGCCGCCGCTGCCATGTTTCGCGCGTATACTGATGCCGTCGGGCTTGCTGGGTATGTAACTGCCGACGTGTCCAATAGCTTGCCCACCTTGGTGATGGTTCGCGTGCTGCGGTCCTCGCTCCACGTATCCGAGTCAATTGTAAAAGCGAACGAACTTTGTGTAATATCGCCGCGCTTAATAAGCTTGTAAAGATCGCGACCGTCCTGCGTGTCGGCAAGTGCTGCACGATACTTTAAACCTTGATCGTCTACGCTAAGTTCTAACGTGCCGTTCGTAGTTCGTGCCAATGGTGCGCCTGTGTGATTCAGCAAAAACCTTACATCATCCTGCATGACGTCATCAAATGCGCCACGTGCTACGGACTCTTTAAAATATCCTAGATCATACTCTACATCAAAATTGCTGGCATAGCCTTCGACTACTAACGCGTCATCGCCTGCGGCCCGCACTTCTGCCGTGCGCAGTTCTACGTTCTCGCCGTATTGGCTGCGCAGTTCTTCCGTGCGCTTGTCGTCTTTATTCTCCATTGTTATTTGTTTCTGAAACTTTATCCGAATAAGCGCCAAGCCTATCCAGTGCAATTTGGTTCACGGCGACGGTGTGGGTATCCCCTCCACTCGTGGGGTTTAGTTCTTCTTTGCCCCTGACTTCGTTAATACTCAGCACGCCGTTGTTCAGCATCTTCGTGTAAAAATCTGCGCGGCTCTGCATGTCGCCCCTATACAAATCGTTCAAGTTGAATTTGCTGTATATCTGTGGGCGCTCCCGTGATTGGATTAGCTTTCTATCTATCTCCTGCTCGATACGCTTGGCCCATGGTGCAATCGTGTGCCGTGCAAATTGCAGGTTTTGCTGTTCGACGTTGTTGTAAGTTGTTTGGCTTTCGAGCTGCACCAGTGTCGGCGGCACGCTGAAAATGCGACAAATTTCTTCAGCCTGAAACTTACGCGTTTCGATGAATTGCGCTTCGTCAGGGCTGATGCTGATCCGTGAATACTTAAACCCAAACGGCAGCAACTTCGTGCCAGCCTGTTGGGCGGCCTTGTTCCAACTGCCTTGGATTATATCCATCTGCTCTTTCTTCAAAGGCTGATCACTGGATAGTATCCCCGTCATTTGCCCGCCGCTTCCAAAGTACTCCGCGCCAAAGTCCTCGGCTGCCTTTGCGAGTCCTAAATTTTCGCGGTGCAATCGGATCGGTGATTTCCTTTGTAGGTTGCAGATCTCTAGCATGTTCTCGGCCTGAACTATGCCGACATTGCGCACGCTGTAAACTATCTGCCCGTTCACGGTTTTGCGGTCTACATCGTAAACATCCAAGCACACCAAGCTAGTAACGTAGCCGCGCCCATCGCGCTCAATCAGGGCATAGCCAACGCCGTTAATCACTGCATTGCTTATAACGGTCTCCCAAAAGTCAAAGGCCGTTTGGTATTCGTTGGGTTTGTACTTGATAACGTCATACGCAGGGTGAACGTTGGCGGGTTGGATCTCTCGCCCGTTGCGCTCGTACACCTCAAGGTCTAAACTTGCCAAGGTGCTGGCGATCTTGTACACGCAGGCATAAACCGTCGAGATTGTTAACGCGGTGTTCTCGTTGATATTCGCACCGCTTACCGTAGTGCCATAGATACCTAAGTCATTCGCCAAGGTCTGTGAGTCGTACTTACCGACCCGATACCTCAAAAGCGCGTTCAATCTGTCGCGAAGTGTTGCCATATGGCTTGCAATTTACTACAATGATATTATATCAAAATTCTGTTCCAGCTCCTGCGGCGTCTTCATGTATTCGCCTATGCCCATAACCATGGCAACAATTGGATCAATCTTACCGCCGCTCTTTTGTTTGTCGGCTTTTATGTTGCCTGCTGGATCCATTTTCAACTCGACGTTGCCAAGCGCCCAACGTAGTACAGGATCACCGTCATGCCAAACCTTGCCCGTCCTTACTAACACCTCCAGTTGTTTGGTG